ACCATACTGTGCTACAAGCTCCTCTGCTACTTCGCTGTAATGACATCCTACATAACTCATCATTTTAATTACCTCTCTTTATTTTATTTAGAACTTTTGTTCCTCTCTTTACTGTAATTATAGTATAGCATAGTCAATGCAATTTGTCAACAGTTTTTTTAAAAAAATTTTTCGTCATTTTGCACAAAGATTTTTAGTAGAGTTTTCAACACAAGTCAGTCAACTTTCAACATAGTTTTCAACATTTTCAACAGGTTTTCAACATTGTTATTTATTTAACAGCAAGTTTTCAACAGTTTCAACCGACTTTTCAATATCTTACCAAAGTTTTCAACAGAGTTTTCAACATTTCAACAGCGCAATAGCGACCTGTTGAAAAGTTTTCAACATTTTCAACAGGTTTTCAACAATTATGGGAAGAGTTTTCAACATCAACTGTTGTGCAAGTTGCACAAAAAAATTTGCCAATCCTGTTGGCTTGGCAAACTCGGCTCGCAAGCCCTTGCTCGCGAGCCGAGCAAACATTATTTTATTTTTTTTGATATAAAAATATTATTTATTTTATTATATTTTATTATGGAAGCTATTTATTTTATTTATTATTTTATTTATCTTATCAACTACGCAAAGTTTGTCTATTTTGTGGGCGGTCAAAAATTCTTCGCTGTGTCAAAAGAATCGTCAAGCTACAGACAGTTAGTCATTATTTTTTTTGGATTATAAAATGGGCGGGGGTAGGTTTCAGGAAAAAATTTTTTTATTTTTGTGAAATGACTTTATGCACCACAATTCCCGCTCCAAAAAATTTTTAAAAACAAAAAAACGATATTTCACTCCAAAAATTTTTTAAAAACAAAGAAACGGAATAATGTCTACCCCACTCCAAAAATTTTTTAAAAACAAAGAAACGATAAATCTTCCCAATAAAAAAGGAGAGGTTTCCCTCTCCTTTTTCTTACTCTCCTCCACCAGGCTCTTTGGCATCAATATCATCCAACGCCGCAATTAAACCTTGATTAGTCTCCCCAGTTTTTGTCCAGTCAAATACGCTTGTAATTGTGTAACATTTTCCAGTAGGAGTTACGCCCTCTTTGTTACCAGTTGCAGTATCCGCAGTAATTACAGTGATTCTTACTCCATTCGCATTTTCTAAAATATCGCCCTGATGGAAAGTAACTGAATCTCTTAAAGTGTTAATTCTATTCATTGCTTTTGCTAAGGTTTCTGGAGTATATTTACTTAACATATCAGCAGTGTTAGCAGCACTTTCAATTCTTGCAATTTTTCTTTCTGCCGCAGTAGTTCCTAAAAAATCACCAATTAAAGACCATACTGCCGCAGCTCCTGCGTCATAACAATCTACTTTTGTCTGCGCCTCTGTAGGAGTAAAACCCATATCAGTTGAAAAAGCCATAACAATTCTCCTTTCATATTTATTCGATAAATATAAAAAATGCGGCAGCTTTTTTATTTAAAACTGCCCTCATTTCTTACAATAATTAACCTCAACTATATCGTACTTTCTCATAAATTTCAACATATAAAAAAGAAATTTAAAAAAAGATTTTCCCTGCCAATCCGCACTCCACGTTATATCTTCTAACATTCTTGCTAAAATTCTATATTTTAATCCCATCTTAAAAATACTCCTCTATATTATATCTGCTTTTATCTTTTTCCCATAAACTTAAAAGTATTTGATGAAGTTCATTATGTATAATAACAGGTTCTATTTTTTTCAAAGCCTCATCATTACCATCTACTTCTCTCGTAGTGCCATCCGCATACATAATACAATAAATATCAGCACCAAATGCGGAATACGCACCAGTTACAATAACGTGGCTTGGACCATACATAGCTTCTTCACCCTGTTTAAAAATTTCATTCATTTTTTTTCTATCCTTTCTGCGCCAGCTTTTGTTCCAGTTGAAGTAAAACTTCCAATGTGCATATTTTCATATGAAATGCGGTTGGTCTCAAATTTATAATAAGCATCTTCACATTTAACTACTACCACATAGCGGGCGGGGTAGGTTATTGTGACTTCTGTATTTAGAGTCTCATCATACTCCACCACAACCTTTTCTTCAATCACATATTTATCGACTACTGTGCCCCAATATGCGGCGGTTGCCCCATAGTAAATTAAACCAATTATAGCCAATGCCGCCACAATTATAAAAGTGATACATATGGCGGAAGATGTTGATTTTACTTTTTTTATTTCTTCTTCTTTTGTTAAATATACTAAACTCATCTTACATACCAATCTCCAATTCTATATTTAAAATAATCTTTTTCTGGAACATTAGTCCAATAGTCAACCATTACTTCATTTTTTTCTCCCCTCAACTGAAACCTATAAATTGCGGGATGATGCCTAATTGAAGTCTGTCCAGTTTTTGAGTTTGTTGTACTTTCAATTCTTTCAGGCTGATGATACTTTTCAACTATTGTACCTGCGGGAATGGCATTTTTTTCATTTTGAATAGCTCCATACACTCCCGCGCCAATAAAAGCAACCATTAATGCAATAACAAAAACTATAAAAATGCGTACTATAATTTCTTCTTTATCCAATCTCATTTATATCCCCTCCATCAAAAGAGTAGTTAAATAAGCAAACCAAATCAAAATATAGTAATCCAATGGAACCATTAATTTTCTTCTGTTATCTTTTGGATAATAACCCGCGAAAGAGTTTTTTAATATCATCACTCCCACAACAAACCATCCAATGAATAACCCTATATGAATATATTCTTTTATCATTTTACTTCACTCCTTTTGGGGCGGGAGTTGCCTTTCCCTTGCGGAAGCCTGCTTCCCAACCTCGTTTATAAGCATCTTCTTCTTTTGACACTGTACCCACCGCGCCAAAAAATAATCCTATGCCAAGACCAAGCAAAGCTCCAACAAAGCCTACAAATAAAAACATAATAATAACAATAGTTTCCATATCTTCTATACCTCTTTCTTATTTTTTGTTATAATTTATTATAAAATATTTTTTTATAAATTTCAAATTAAGGACAGATTAATCGAGGTTGACTTTTGAAAATTTTTTTGGTATAATATAATTAGGGATTAGAAGAAAGGAGTATTATAATGGTAAAGAAAAAATAGAGATTATATCCTTAGTTGGATTATACTATTCAAGATCCTCAATAGCGAAATAAAATAGTACATCAAATAGTTAATAGTATTCCCGCAGAAAAATTTACTCCTTATTATATAGAAGAGTTAACAAAATATTTAACTGAAACAGAAGATACTAAAAAAGATAAAACAATTTTAACTGATAATAGAATGGTAACAGTAATGAAGAGAGAAACTTCTTATGAAGGGCTTATGTCAAAAATGGAAAATGGAGAAGATGGAATTTATAACTTTATTATAGAGAGTGACAAAAATGTATTATTAACTCCTAAATTATCTATAAGTGCGGAAGATGAATAGCGTATTCCTGAATTAAAAAAATTTAGATAGGCACTACACAAAGTAGAGAAAAGAAGAGATGCGGCGACTGGAAAAGAAAAATCTTTATTAACAAAACAAATAATAGAAATGAGAAAAGACCAATATGTTATAAAAAATGCATTTAAACCGCAAATTAATACAGCTAAAGTAAGCAAATCATAGAACAAAATAGATTTATCAGATCACATTACTATTGACAAGAATGGTGAACCAGTCAATTCTGGACCTATTTCTTTTTTTGACCCAGTCCACGTTAGTAAATTTTTATGTAATTATTCACAGCTTAAATCAAGTTGCGCAGGTAAGATAAGTTAGGATTTATATTATATTGTAGAAGATTTTGAGAAATTAGTTAAAAAATCTTTACAAGACACTCCTATGTTATTAGACATTGTAAAATATAAAATTAAAGAAATTCCTAATAAAGAAATTGCGGAATTAATACAAAAAACCTATGGGAGTACATATTCTATTGAATATATTTCGACATTATGGCGGAAAAAAATTCCAAAAATTATTGCAGAACAAGCTAAACAAGATTGGATTGTATGGCATTACACTTTTGAAGAGAAAGGGAAGTGGAAAAAATGTTCTCGTTGCCAATAGGTTAAGTTAGCACATCCTTATTTTTTTACTAAAAATAAAACTTCAAAAGATGGATTTTATAGTTTATGTAAATGTTGTAGGAATAAGAAAAAAGGAGATTAAATAATGGCAAAATTAAAACTTTTAGGACAGATGCCAGATTAGCACGGAAAATGTAAATGTTAGAGATGTAATAAATTATTGGCAGAAATTAATTATTATACTTTTAAAGATGGAAGTAAATTTACTATATGCAAACCTTGCTTAACCGCGCATATAGATAATTTTAATCCAGAGACTTTTTTATGGATATTAGAAAAAGTTGATGTTCCTTTTGTTGAACCAGAATGGAACTCTCTTAGAGATAAAGCATTTGCAAAAGACCCCTATAAGATGAATGGTATGTCTGTCATTGGAAAATATTTATCAAAAATGAAATTAAAACAATGGAAAGATTATACTTATAAAGATACTGAAAAAATAAAACAAGATTATGACAAAAGAAATGAATAGCAAAGAGTAAAAGAAGAAAAAGAAAGAGTAGCTTATGAACAACAATTAAAAAAAGACTTATCAATAGGTAAAATAACAGAAGCTGAATATAAGACTTTGGTTAGTACAGAAACTCAAAATAAAGAATTACCAAAAAGAAATGCAAATGTTATTACTGGACAAATAAATGTGCCAACGGCCGCCACTTCTTATGCGGATGCTATTAGTCAATTAAAAAATCCTTTCCAAGAACAAAATTTTCTTCCATAGAGTGAACTTTTGGATATGGGTTCAAAATTAACTGATGATGATAAAATTTACCTTGCTATGAAATGGGGAAGACTATATACTGCTAATCAATGGGTTACTCTTGAACAGCTATATACAGAATTTATGAACTCATTTGATATACAAGGTGCGGCGCGTATTGATACTTTGAAAAAAATTTGTAAAACATCTTTAAAGATGGATGAAGCTATTGATAGTGGCGATATAGATACTTATCAAAAATTATCAAGAGTTTATGACCAAATGATGAAAGCCGCAAAATTTACAGAAGCTCAAAACAAAGATAGTGATAGTTAGGCTTTTGATTCAGTTTCAGCTATTGTTGACTTTGTTGAAGCTCACAGCGGAGCTATTCCAAAATATGAGTGTAAAGAACCTCAAGATATTATGGATAAAATTATATTTGACTTAAAAGAATATACAAAGAATTTAATTTATGAAGATAAGGCTTTAGCCCAAGAAATTGAAAAATATATTCAAGATAAAAGAATTGCAGATGCCAAGAAGAAAGATAAAGAATAGGCAAGGAGCAAAGGAACTTCTGTGGTAGAACTGGACGATAAAGATTATATTGAATATAAAGAAGCACTTGCCTCAATGAAAGAAGAAGATTCTCAATTAAATGCGGAAGGGGCAGAAGAATAATGGAATTGCAAAGTACAATGAATTTATAGGCGTTAATGTAGCTATCCAGAAATAAAGAATATAAAAAACAAGGTATGTCAGAATAGCGCCTTTTGAAAAATATAGATTAGCTTAGAAGAATAATTTCATTTTTTAGAGAATATCCTGATATTTTTATTGATTTTATAAAAGGAAAGAATAGTACCTTTGAATTTCTTCCTTATCAAAGAGTGTTTTTGCGGTCTGCAATGAGACATAGATATGTTTATATGACATTCCCACGTGCTTACTCAAAATCATTTTTAAGTATGATGGCATTAATGATTAGATGCGTACTTTATCCAAATTCACATCTTTTTGTTACTACTGGTGGTAAAGAGCGAATATGCTTGCTCTGCATTATTGTAAAATAGTGAAAAATTAATTTTTTGAATTGCTGGGACACCCGAAAGTTTCAATGCTACAATATTAAAAAATACACTTAATTAATATGATAGAGTCGAAAGACAGAAAAAAGTTTGAGAATACCCTATGTGGAAACACTAAGGGGCAATAAAGGGCAATCAGCAGCTAAGCAAGGAGTGTAAAAATATTATGAAAAGATTATCATTAAAAGAATTTCAAATAAAAATAAATAAGGCTCATCCAAAAGAGTCTCTATAGGCAATTTTATATACTACAAGATTAGATGACGCAAAGGTAAAATGTTTAAAATGTGGAACAGAATATATTAAAAAAGGAGCTTATTTTTTAGATAAAAGAAAAATAAGTATTTGTAAAAAATGTTTCCCAACTCAGCCGAATTAGTTAAAAGAAAATTTTATTTTACCTTTTTAGTATTCTTATATAGAGAATTATAAAGGTATGCATCATAAGATTTTAATAAAACATGATACTTGTGGCTTTATTTGGAAAGTTCAGCCAAGCAATTTGAAAAAAGGCACACGATGCCCAAAATGTAGTAAAAAAATGTCTCATGGAGAGAAAAAAATTTTTGATTGGTTAAATTATAATCATATTGATTTTATTTTTCAAAATTCTAAAAAAATAAAAAATTATAATTTAGTTTTAGATTTTTATTTGCCTCAATATGATTTGTATATTGAATATAATGGGGAACAACATTATAGTCCAATTAATTTTTTTGGAGGAGAAGAGCGTTTTAAATAGCAATTGAAATGGGATAAGGCAAAACAAGATTTTTTAAAAGAAAAATTATTAGTTATCCCTTATACTTTATATAATGATATTGAAAATATCCTTGAAAGTTCAACGACTATCCCTAACGGGAGTACTTTGCAAGCGGTGGCAAAGGAAGTGGAAAATCTCTTAAAAAAAGAGAATGATATAGTCTCAACTTCTATGGAAACATAGAGCGGTCTAAAATAAAGACGTATATAATGTAGCGAATTATATAGAAGAAAATGAAGCAGCATCTATTACTATTGCGAAAGTAGAAGAAATTTGTAAACTTATTCCAGGTCTTAATAATGAAATTAACTGGGATAGAGGTGTATCTACTAAGTCAAAAGATAATGTTAAATATGTTTTCAAAAATGGTTCATCTATTGATATTCTTGCGGCAAGACAATCTTCAAGAGGTCAAAGAAGAACTGGTGGAGTTATGGAGGAATGTGTTCTTATAGATGGAGATATCTTAAATGAAGTTATTATTCCTACTACTAACGTTGACCGCAGACTCTCAGATGGAAGCAGACATACAGAAGAAACAGTTAATAAAAGTCAAATTTATATTACTACTGCGGGATGGAAATCCTCCTTCGCTAAACTAAATAGGGTGATAGGCGAAGTAAAACCATGTGAACCTCAAAATGAGGGTGTGGTCTTTATAAAGACTGCTAATAGTGAAAGCTTAATAAAAGTAACGCTATGCCAAGCTGCTTAAGCAGAAGGTTCAGAGACTATCGAAAGCACATTTATTAAAAATGAAAGTGAGTAGAGTAGAAAAAAGAGGAAGAGCTTTTTTCGAAGCGCATGGAATCTAAATATTTTTGGACAAAATCAACTAACTTTATAAGCGAAATTTTTATTTATTGTAGAAAAAATAAAAGGAGATTTTATAAATGAAAGAACAATGGAAAGTGATTGATTTCGCCAGTAATTATGAAGTTTCTAATACAGGTTTTATTCGAAATAAAACTACAAAATATATTTTAAAAGGAAGAGAAACTTTTAATGGATATTTACAAGTTAGTTTAAAGATTGATGAAAAAAATAAATTTATAAATAAGTATGTTCATAGATTAGTAGCTCAATTTTGGTTAGAAAATATAAATAATAAAGAAGAAGTAAATCATATAGATGGAGATAAGAAAAATAATAATATAGCTAATTTAGAATGGGTTACTGCAAAAGAAAACTCTAATCACAGAGTTAATGTTTTAAATAAAAAAGTGACAGACAATAGAAAAGTAGGTATGTTTGATAAAAATAATAATTTAATATAGACTTTTAGTTCTATCGTAGCGGCTGGTCAGTATTTTGGTAAAAGTCGAGTAAATATTGACAATGCTTTAAAACATAAAAACAATCAACAAACGGCATACGGATATGTTTGGAAATATTTAGATTAAGAAATAGTCCGATTTTATAATAAATAAAATAGTATCATAAACTTATTGAAATTTTAATTAATTCTATTATTGAGCCAGACGAGTATATGATAATGGGCGGAACTTATGAAACTCCTGTTGCATGCGGACTTCTTGATGAAAACTTTGTTGAAAATTTACAAATGCAAGGAACATTTAATGATTAGTCTTTCAATAGATAGTATAGAAGTATATGGTCAGGAGATGTAGAAAACGCCTTTTTCTCTGCCGAGAAATTTGATAAACAAAGGGTTCTTCTTCAGCCGTAGTACGAAAAAAGTGGTAGATCGTCAAAAGATGCTTACTATATATTTGGCATTGATGTAGGTCGTGTTGGATGTACGACTGAAGTTTGTGTATTCAAATCAACTCCGCAAGCGCAAGGTGCGGCAATTAAAACTTTAGTAAATATTTATTCATATAATGCTTAGCATTTTGAAACTCAATGTATAAATATAAAAAGATTATTTTATAAATATAGACCTCGAAGGATTTCTATTGATGCAAATGGGTTAGCAAAGACACTTAGCCCATGTAAAATTTTTTGAATTGCTGGGAAGCCCTAACGTAAAGGCGAGGGTGATCAGCAGCCAAGTGTTAAAAAATCTTTTTTTGGAGGATTAAGAAAAATTATGAAAAAGTTGATTACAATATGTAAATATGATTTAAAATTTAATTATTATGTTACTGACGATGGGAAAATTTGGAGCGAACGAAGTCAAAAATTTTTAACCCCTCAATTAGATAAAAATGGATATGAAAAAGTGCAGATGATATCAAAAGATAATAAAAGACATAGATATTCTGTGCATCGTTTAATTATGGAAAATTTTTATCCTATTAAACACATGGAAGCTTATCAAGTAAATCATAAAGATGGAAATAAAAGAAATAATTGTTTATATAATTTAGAATGGGTTACTTGTAAAGAAAATATTATTCATGCTGTAAAGAATGGATTAAGGGCTTCTATCAATGGCGCAGCAAAATTAACTGCTGAACAAGTAATTGATATTTATTTAAGATCAAACGAAGGGGAGTCAAATATTATTTTAGGGCAAGAATTTAATGTTCATCCAGATACTATTGGAAAAATAAAAAATAAAAAAACTTGGAAACAACTTTTAAATAATATTAACAAAGGTTCAACGACTATCTTGAAAGAGAGTAGAGTAGAAGCGATTGCTACTCGAAGCGGAAAAGAAAATGATATAGTCTAATCTTTATGGAAACATAAAGCAGCGAAAGCGTATATAAGAGTAGCGTCTTATATAGAATGAAAATGTAGGCGTTGGTTTAATTGATTACTTAATTAAAGCTCAGGAAACATAGGATGGATAGTTTTTCCCTCCTTTTGGAGTATATAATACTGATGAATATCCTGATTATAAAAAATATGTAACTCCAGAGACAGAAAAAGATATTTTATATTTAATTAAGGCAAATGCCCCAATAAATACATAGGCTTATAGCTATGCGCAAGCTCAATTATATAGTGGAAAAATAAGATTTTTAATAGATGAAAGTTTAGCAAAAACTAAATTAATGTCTACAAAAGTTGGGCAAAATATGAATATAGATGAAAGAAATGAATATTTAAGACCTTTTATATTAACTTCAATTTTAAAAGAGCAAATGTTAAATCTTGTAGAAGAAAATGAAGGAATTAATATTATTCTTAAACAAAGCAATCGAAGTGTAAAAAAGGATAAATTTTCTGCTTTTATTTATGGATTATATTATATTCGATACGAAGAATAGCTCAATAAAAAAAGAAAGAAAAGAAATATAGCAGATTTTTTACTATTTACTTCAACGTAAGGACAAATTTTGTTAAAAACATAAAATGATTTTTTAAATATAATAGAAAAGGAGAATATGTATGCGAGCTTCAAGAGGAGAAATTAAAATTGAATAGATTTTAAAATAGGCTGGGCTGGTTTTTACAGAAGAATATTCTTTTCCAGATTTAGTAAGTAATACAGGTAGACCATTAAGATTTGATTTTGCGGTTTTTGACGATTAGAAAAACTTGGAATTTTTAATAGAGTTTCAAGGTATTCAACATTATTAGCCTAAAGATGTTTTTGGCGGAATGAATGGATTAAGAAAACAGCAATTTAATGATATGCGGAAACGTGAATATTGTAAAAATCATAATATTAAATTAGTAATTATTCCTTATTGGGATTAGAATTTTTTAACTTATGATTATATTATGAACGCAGCATATGGATGGTAAGCCTGAGAAAGAAGGTATCTTAGTTTGATAAATCGTAGAATGGCTTACATTAAAAGTAAAGGCTTTGATATGACAACTAAGGATGACCTGTACTCATCAATTAATCAAGATTTTGTGCCTACTGATTTTTCTAAAATGAGAGTAGGCGCAAAATATTTATCAGATGCGGTTTTAAAATTAGGAGATTTAAAAAGAGTAAATCCTAATTTAGTTGATAAAAAAATAGTTTTAGAAGCAATTCACCGTGGAGATATTAATAAGATGAGAGATATTTCTAATTACTTTTATAAAATAAGCGGTATTTATCAAAGATTATGTCGTTATATGGCATATATGTATAAATATGATTGGTTTGTAACTCCATATTATCCATCAGATAATGTTAAACCTGATAAGTTATTATTAGCATTTAAATAGGTTTTAAAATATATGGATGATTTCGGAGTAAAGAAAACTTTTGGTGAAATTGCTTTAAAGGTAATCAGAAATGGAAGTTATTATGGTTATATAATTAGTAATAGTACAAAAGTAGCTTTACAAGAGTTACCCCCTCAATATTGCAGATCTCGTTTCTATGTCGAGAATAAACCAGTAGTAGAGTTCAATATGAGATACTTTGATGATGCTTTTCCAAATGAATTAATGAGAAATCGCATATTAGAGATTTTCCCATAGGATTTTAAAAGGGGTTACAAATTATTTAAACAAGGAAAATTGCCTGGAGATTATCCAGGAGATGAAAGCGGATGGTACTTATTAGAAGTTGGTTCTGTTATTAAATTTTCCTTAAATGGAGAAGATTTTCCTCCATTTATTGCGGTGATTCCTGCAATTATTGATTTGGATGCCGCGCAAGACCTTGACCGTAGAAAAATGGCTCAAGAATTATTAAAAATTATTATTCAAAAAATGCCAATAGACAAGAATGGAGATTTAGTATTTGATGTAGATGAAGCTCAACAGCTTCATAATAACGCAGTTCAAATGTTATCGAAGGCTATTGGATTAGATGTATTAACAACTTTTGCGGATGTTGAAGTCGCTACAATGGCCGACAGCCGCACCACAACTACTAAAGATGATTTGGAAAAAGTTGAAAGAACTGTATTTAATGAAGCAGGTGTTTCACAAATGCAGTTTAATACAGATGGAAATATAGCTCTTGAAAAATCTATTTTAAATGATGAAGCAACATTATGGAATCTTATTCAACAATTTGAAGATTTTTTAAATGTTATTTTAGAAAAATTTAATAAGTCTCCAAAGAAATGGTATTTTAGAGCGCAAATTTTGCCAACAACAATTTACAATAAAACTGAAATGGCAAAATTATATAAAGAACAAACTCAATTAGGATATTCAAAAATGTTACCACAAATTGCTCTTGGTCAAACTCAAAGTGCTATATTACAAAATGCTTACTTTGAAAATGATATTCTTGATTTAGTTAATGTATTTATTCCACCTCTTATGTCAAGCACAATGAATGCAGAAGTGCTTAATAGAACTAAGAGCCCTGGACAAACTACTGGCGGAAGTATTTCTCAAGGCGGAACAGAAAATGAAGGAGCTGGAAGACCTGAGAAAGCAAATGATGAAAAATCAGCAAAAACAATCGCCAATAGAGAAAGCATGAACTAATAAAAATATTAAAATTTTTTGGGTAAACTTTATTAAAATATTAGTTTGATTTTTTATATATAAATAGAAAAGGAGAAATAGTATTATGCATAAATCAGTTGCTACTATTGATTCTCCAGAATTTCTAAATCTTCAACCACTTGACCTTAATCCTTTAATGTCAAAGTGTGAAATAAAAGTATTATATATAGGAGCCAACCGCAACCGCACTTATATTAGCAAAGAAGTTGCTACAAAAATTGGAGAAAACCTTCGAGGTGCTCCAATTGTAGGCTACTATAGAGATACTAAAGAAGATTTTACAGACCATGGAGAGAAAATCATCATTGACGATGAAGGGATAAAGTTTGAATGTCAAACTTTTCCATATGGTTTTGTTTCCCCTGATGCACAAGTATGGTTTCAAGATTTTGAAGATTTTGATGCTTTTGGTAATTCAGTAAAGCATACATATTTAATGACTACTGGTTACTTATGGACTGGTATTTTCACAGAATCCAGCTTACCTGTTGAAGAAGGACGTCCACAATCTATGGAATTTTTTGAAGCATCAGTAAAAGGAAAATGGGAAGAAAACTATGCGAATGGGATGGACTTTTACATTGTTGATGATGCTATTGTTCAAAAACTTTGTATCTTAGGCGATGATGTTGAGCCTTGTTTTGAAGGCGCTTCAGTAACTGCTCCAGATGCAAGTACAAAATTTACTTTAGACGATAATTTTAAACATACTCTTTATAGCATGATGCAAGATTTAAAGAATGTGTTAGAAGGAGAAAGACAGATGGATAAAGAATTTACTCAAGCTGAACAAACTGAAACTCCAGTAGTTGAAGCTGTTGAAGAGACAACTCCTGCAACAGAATTTACTGCTGAAGATACTCAGGAAACTTCAGAAAACACAACAGAAACCAGTTCTGTTACCTCTGATTATGCTGCTAAAGAAGATGACAAGAAAAAATCTGAAGAAGATGCTCCTGAGAAAAAGGATGAAAATAATTCTGATTCAGATAAAAAGGATGATAAAGAAGAAGAAGGGGAAGATGATAAGAAGAAAAAGAATGATAAATTTGCACTTCTTGAATCAGAACTTAATACTCTAAAAGCAGAGTATGAAACACTTCAAACAAAGTATCAAGAACTTGTTGCTTTTAAAACAGAGATTGATAATCAGAAGAAAGACGCTCTTATTTCTGAATTTTATATGCTTGCAGATGAAGATAAAGCAGATGTAATTCAGAATAAAGAAAAGTACACACTTGATGAAATTAAAGCAAAACTTTCAGTTATTTGCTTTGATAAAAAGATTAACTTTTCATTAGAAAAACCAGCCACCCGCGAAGTAGAAGAAGAAGCACCTATTGTAACTTATGCATTAGAGCAAACAAGTGATAATCTTCCTGATTGGGTTAAAGCTGTAAAAGAAGAAATGAAATAATTTAATATAGGAGGACGCAAAAATGGCAGAAAACATAAAGAGAAAAGGCTATGGACAAGTAGAGCCTAATCATCTTTCTGGTATTGTTGAAGGCAGAATTTATGCTCAGCTCCCTGCTGGTACTATAACAACTACTACTACTGGCGAAGGCGCTTCAGCTAAAACTACTACAACAATGACACCTATTGATCAACTTGAGCAAGGACAATTTGCAAAGTATGATTATGCAGCAGGCGTAGTAAACTTCGATGGCGAAGGTGAATTTATGCTTGTTTATAATGAAGAGAAGTTATATGATGAAAGAAAACAAAATCATAAAGATTTCGTTTATAAGGCATCAGACTTTACAGATAAAATGATGTATCCAAGACTTATTGCAACAGAAGTTGGAGATATTATAACAACTAATACTATTGCAGTTGCTAATACATCAGATTCAGCAGAAGTTACTATTGGCACAGATGCAACTCTTGTAGTTGGTGCATATCTTGCTCCAAGTACTTCAACAGGATTTTTAACAGTTGCTAATAGCAAACCAGGAAGCGGTATGGTTTGGAAGATTGTAAAGGTTTACAAAATGCCAGATGGCCAACCTGGTTTTAAGATTCAGAGAATACAGTAATAAGGAGGAAAAAAGATTATGGCATTAAATAAAGAACAACTTATTGCATTAGCAAGAGCAAATGCTAAAGCATCTTTAAATCCTTCTCAGACTTATTCTTTTGAAGGTGAAAATCTTACATCAGATGCTTTGAATAAAACATTTATAAAAGAACTTAATGGACTTGGTGCTACACCACAAGATTTTAGAGAAAATAAGAATCTTATTTATACTCTTCTTGAAGTTGGTCTTACAGAAGTTCTACCTGTAAAGGTTCTTCAACAATATGGTCAGTTTGCTGACGTTAAGACATTTGCACAGGGCACAAGACCTGTTTATAAGATTAAAATTAGTGAAGCTTCTAAGAAACGTGCTAAGCAGTTTGTTACAAGAGTAGGACTTGCTGGTAGATATGAAGTCTTCAAGCTTGATGGATATTCAATGGAAGTTCCAACAGCTGCTTATGGCGGAGCTGCAAGAATTGAATGGGAAGAGATGCTCGACGGTCGTATGGCAATGAATGATTATTACAGCCTTGTTCTTGAAGGACTTGACGAAGCTGTATATCGTGAGATTGCGAAAGCTCTTGTTGCTGCAGTTAAAGAGATTAAAGCAGTTAATAAGGTAGTTTACAATGCATTTGATGCAGATGCTATGGATAAACTTCTTACTATTGCAGATGCTTATGGAAAAGCTACAATTTATTGTACATTTGAATTTGCTGCAACAATGATTCCTGCAAATAGCGCCGTTTGGTCAGAGAGTATGAAAGAGCAAATTTGGAACAATGGTTACTTTACAACTTATAAAGGACATCAAGTAATTATTCTTCCACAATCATTCACAGATGAGACAAATACTGAAAAAGTTATTGACCCATCTTATGCTTGGATTATTCCCGTTGGTGCAGAAAAGCCTGTAAAAGTTGCTTTTGAGGGTTCTGCTCAGGTTAAGTCTTTTGATAATAGAGACTGGTCAACTGAAATTCAGACATATCAAAAACTTGGTGTAGGTACTTATATGATTAATCCTGGTATCTGTGTATATCAGAATACATCACTTGTTAAGGAAGTTGCACCTTTTGAAGCACCTTAATCTATAATATAAATTTATAAGTGCGGAGGGTGGTAACCTCCACCCTCCAGCATTTTATAATAATAGGAGTTAAAAGGAGTTAAAATTATGATAGCAAAAGATAAATTAATTACAGTAAAAAATAAATATGGCGGAATGGTTGGTTATAAAGTAGAGGAATTAGGAATAAATAGAAAATTCTATGCAAATGAAACTAAGGAAGTTACTTTTGAAGAACTTGAAAGATTGTCATTTACTCCTGGTGGTTCTACTATTTTAACAGATTATCTGCAAATAGATGATGTAGAAGCTATTGAACAATTATTCCATAGAAAACCAGAAATGGAATATTTTTATTCAAGAGAAGATATAAAAAGATTAATGGAGACTGGTTCATTGGACGAGTTTCTTGATTGCTTAGACTTTGCGCCTGCTGGTATTAAAGATATTATTAAGGATATGTCAGTTGAGCTTCCTCTTAATGATATGAATAAGAGACAGGCAATTTTAGAAAAATTAGGTTTTGATGTTAATGCGGCTATTAACATTAAAAACACAAAATATGATGGAGAGACAGAGGAGAAAGAAGAAAAGGCTCCTGCAAAAAGAAGAGTAGCTCCTAAAAAAGAACCTGTGGCAACAGGCCGCAGATATAAGCCAGAAAATAAATAATTTTAATTAGGAGGGAAGAATTTAATATGACTACATTTTCAACTGTGTATGACTCCTTCCTTTCAAAAATTACTGATGATATGTATATGGAAATGAGTGAATTAGACACTTATAGAATGTTAGAAGAATTACTACTTGCGGCAATTCAAAGATTTGAGTTTCCAAGAGTTGATTTAACTGATTATGAATTGGGGACAGAATTAGAAAGCACTTATTCTGGGGTAGATAGTGATTATAGAGAAGTTATTGCAATTAGTGTTTCTAATGGTAATTTTAATGCAAATCTAACCCAAGAAGAAATAAATATTATTGCAGTCTATATGATAGTTGAATGGTTAAGTTTTCAACTTGCAAGCGTAGAAAATACTCGTATGAAATATAGTGGTTCTGATTTTAAATTTACATCTCAAGCAAACCATATGCAAAAACTCTTACAGTTAAAAAAGGACTATGAGCGATAGGGTTTTCATTTACAAAGATTATATAAAAGAAGAAAATCCGATGAATATGGAATTATGAGATCAACTTTTGATATTATAAT